GATGACAACAATGTGGGCTTGACTCAAAAAATCAAGCCCTTTTTCAATCAGCACACCATCACGGAAGCCGCTGCTAGTATTGGCATGACCTATACTGATGAGCAGAAATCATCTGACCAAGAATCTGTACCATTGACGCGAACGTTGAAGGAAGTGACATTGCTCAAAAGGCACTTTGTCTATTCCCAAGATGATGCGAGATGGGTCGGTCCTCTGCAGTCTCATACTGTTTTGGACATTCCCAATTGGTACAGAACCTCCATGCCCCATGATGTTGTTCTTCCCCTTATTATTGAATGTGTGCTGCGAGAATTGTCGCTGCACAAGAAAGATGTTTATTATGTTAATCGAAACAAGATAACCGATGCGCTAGTGGAAAATCACGTTCGTGTGCCTGCTATGCCAGATTATGAATCTCTTCGTTTTGCCATGTTACATGGCTACAAATCTTATTTTGGTCAGGAGTAAACCCACGAAATCCCATTGTAGTGTAGTTATTGAATGTGAATAAACTTGTATATAATCTTTGGTGCGACCTGGACATGTCGTTAAACTGTCTCTGACCCCTAACAGTAAACAGGGGAGGGTGTTTCCCACAAGAACAGCATCCTGTCGCGCTTGGACGAAAAGTTAAACGAGCATATAACATGGTGCAATTGAGCACTCCGTTGCGTGAGAACGACGGGCTATAAAGCTTTCTCACAACCCGTTAAGGAATGGGGCATTTAATTAATGATCGGTTACATTTATTTGCAGCAAATCCTGAATCCTTACCTTTGAACTTGTTCAGAGTGTCGCAGAAATTTATTTCTATAGTATGTAGTGTGGCGACATTAAAATAATAGGCTTATATACCCGATCCAACCGGGTGGCAGATTAATACCCTTCCATCCACCGTTGTTAAATTGACAGTATTGCTACAACCATTAATTCTTTGAATTCGGCTCCTTCGGAAGAGCCAACCCTTTTAAATGATGCAACAGTTAACTCTCAAGATATTTCAGTTACTACTTTTGACGAATCCACCCAACCTATTACAGCAATAGCTCAAACCGGAGTTCCATCTGAGAGCGTTGATGAGCTCAGCTCACTCAAGCGCTTTCTGGCGAAGCCCCGTTTTCTTAGGAAAGGTACGATTAAGGATTTAGCTAGTGATTATTTGACCCCGATTGATTTTAGTTCTTTCTTTTCTCTTATCGAAATTGTTACGAAGATTTTCAATTATACTGGTATGCGTTTCACAATGTGTGCCAAGCTTACTTTGAATGTTACTCCTTTTGATAGTGGTTGCGTTGTTTTATCGTACACGCCACCTTTTTATGTTGAAAGAGCAATCGACGC